CCGATCTTTGCCCCGCGGTATTTAAGTGCGCCTCGAGCTCCAGTAAGAACGGCCATTAGTCATCCAGTGTGGCAACGAGGTTGACGGTCACTCGTGACCGCCCAGGGAGAACGCTATCGACAACAGGCGTTTCCGCATATCGCCATTTTAAGTAGTCAGGAATCTGCGCCATCACAGGCGGACTGATACCAGCGAAGACCTCATCATTCAGTGTTAGCGACCTAAACGCGCCGCGCGCCTCGTGATAATTGCCGAGCAGCTCTGCTAGCTCGTTGTCATTCAGCAGATACTCCAACTGCAACGTGGCATCAAATGCCTTGCTGCCATAAATACGGGTGCGGCCTGCTCCGTTCGTCGCAGTAAATCGACGGGTCGGGTAGTTGCCTGGGGTGAGCTGCCGGCGGACTGGGCAGAGCACCGGGTAAGAAGGCCCGGCCTGATCCAGTCCGTCATTAACTAGGCCTCTTGGTTGAACATCCGCGTTATTGAATTCAGCGGTGCCAGCAACTGGGTTTAGATAAAGCGGCGCATCCGCGCAGATGGTGACAAAGGTGTCGTTATCACGAACGTCGCTATAGCTGAACTCGCCTTCAGCGGTAATGCATATCAGGCGAGCATTCTGGAAATCCATGGCGCCTGCATTACTCCACCACTGTAATTAGGGCGGTTGCAGTCCTCACCACATCGCCCAGGGTCACAGTGACATTGACGTTCGCAGTCCCGAACTCCGGCAGCTCATCAAATTCAATTGTGGTGACAGGCTGAGCGGGGAATGTGCCGTCTGGATCCCAGTCGTAAACGTAATCACCATCAGGGCCGCTCACTACTGCGCGGAAGTCAGCAGGGTTGCCAACGGTCATCAGTGACGGGCCGATGATCTGCACGCTGTCAAAGGTCGGGTTCAGCTCAATCGGGCTGTCGGTATCGCCAATAGCGCCCTCAATGATCCAGTTGCCATCGACGTTCCAGCCGTCGCTGATATTTGACACGCCAACCTCATCGGTCGGCCAATGGATCGCCTCAACCTCGAGGTTGCCTTCCTCATCAAAGGCCAGGCTCTGCACCTTGTAGGTCTGGGTTTCCATGACCCGCTCAGCCAGGCAGAACACGCCGCCAGTCCAGTTCTGACTACGCCCGCCGCTAATGCTCAGGGTGATCTCCTGAATGGCGCGGGTGGTACCGTTCCACACCTGCGCCTGGTAGATACCATCAGCCAATTCAGGCCAGCTGGTAACAGTGCCATCCTCAGCGATATAGCCATTAGTCGGTGAGTCATAGGTCAGCGTTTCCATCGCGAGCTTGAAGCACTTGCCGAGCTCGAGCGCCGCCTGATCAGTAGTCGTTGTGAATTTGACTTGATGGGTTGAGAGACGGCGATACCGGCACTCAAACTTTGCGCGGTCTACGGCGTGAACTTCGCTAGTGCAGAAATCGCTCATATCAATCTGCTCTAGTGGCGCATCGACATTCGTGCCGATCTCACGCACCGTCACTTCACGGACCACAGGGAACAGGCCGCGATTAGCCAGATCATCTGTGCGCTTCTCTTCCCGCCATTTGACCGATACCCGCGGGCTCTGCCGCTGATCCTGATCTAGGTAGTTCAGTTCAAAGGTGCCCTCGAGGATGTTGCCTGAGGTGAACAGGCCGGTAATCGGCTCAGCCTGATCAAACTCAATCAGCGGTTGCAGCGCAAAACGGCCATTACGAATCACCAGATCCAGCAGGAATGCGCGGGCAGTCTCCATGCCCCAGGACCGCAGGTTTAACCGCTGGCTAATGGCGCCATCAAAGAAGTACCTACGCGCGCGGGTCCATGCAGTGGCATCAGCAAAGCTCTGGTCATCGATCTGCTTCGGGCTGATGATCTCGCCCACGCCAAAGCGCTGATTAGTGAGCAGCTCGCGGTAAACGCTGGGGAAATCATGGAACCCGCCCAGGCCACGGTTCATATAAACCGAGAACTGAGCCAGGCTTGCAAACTCGCGGCTAGCCCGGATGTTCATCCCAACGATCGCCAGGTTTTCGTAGTCCGGCGCGACAGGGTTCGGAAGGATCGTGTTGATGTAAACGATCTCGTGCTCAGGGTTGCCGCCAACCGTGGTGCTGATCTCATTCATCGAGGTCGCTTCCGCAATTCGGATGTTGCGATCAGCGCGGTTGTTGCCGTCAAACCAAAGGCGCGGCTCAACAGGGTTCAGGATCGGCACGTCAAATGCCATGCCACGGCCAAAGGCTGTACCGCGATACCGAACGACCATTGCAATGTCGCCGGCCTGCTGCGGCACAACACGCTCTTCATCAATCCGCGGGTCCATCACCTCGAGGCCGCCCTGCGCGACATTGCTCCGGATCTCCCAGCCGCTAATCGGCTCAATCTCAAACTCCCAGCGGCGGATCGCTGGCATCTCAAACCGGATGTAGTTGTAGGTCGCTACACCGCTATCACTGCGAACCCCAAACAGGTTTGGCAGCAGCTGATATTCATCACCGGTGCCCGCAACTCTGACCTTGATGCGGAAGAAGCTGTAGCGGATCTCCTGCTTGGTGATCGTGCCCGCTTGGTAGTTCTGCACCACCAGCGTTTGATCGTTGGCGACGTTGTTTCCGTTGTGCGCGATGCAGGCGGCCTGATCAATCGAGCCGTAATCCGAGTTGACCTCAGTTGTATTAGTGGCGCCGCTGATGGTGATCCCTAGCGTCGAGCGGATTCCTAGCTCGAGCACCTGGCAGGGGTACTCAGTAACGAACGAGCCAAGGCTGACGCGGAAGATCTGCGCCGTGCCAGTCACTGAACCTGTGGCATCAGTGCCAACAGCGCCTGAGCCCTGGCCCGCGCGTACAACCTCAAACGTGGCGGTCACGCCCTGGCTGCCATTCTCTGCGTTGCTATGGAATGGCCTGCCGGTGCGCGCTGTGCAGATCGCCAGGGCAGAGCCGATCTTGTAGAGCTCCCCTACGGTCAGCGCCTCATCGAATGAGTTTTGACGGCCTGCAACGGCGGTATTGGCGTCGTTTGATGACAGGGTGCTAGTGGCCTGGCCAACGACATTGCCACCCACGGTGCGTTCAAAATCATCCACCCGCGAAACACGCGGATCCAGCCAGTAGATGACGCGATCACCAACCGCCATGTTTCCACCGCCTGCAGTAATACCTGCGCGGCCAGGGAAGTTGAACTCATCTTTCAGCCGGCGGACGGTCTCCTGTCCATCCTCAGAGCAGGCGACGCGCAGCGCATTGACGTTGCCGGTGGGCACCAGTGTTGGGCTAAAGGCTGGCCGCAGGCTGGGATTGGTCTTGTAGCCCACGCCATTGCCGATCCAAGAGAACAGACCAATTGAGGTCTGAGTGCTGGGCTTGTAGGCGTAGGAGAAATTCGGGCCGTAGGTGCCATTAACGCCGCGCACCTCAAAAACGTCATTACCGCCGAAGTTGGTGGCATTGCCTGGGTCATTCGCAGGGATACGCCCGGCAATGTGATCGGCGTTCTCTAGCCGCCCGCCATCACGGCTGTAGTAGATCGAGACGCGGCTTTGATCAGACGTTGCTGCCAGGTCGTAGCTGCCAAGCAGGTTGTTGCCAAAGGCGAACTGCCCGGCGTCCAGCTCCATGCTGTTTGCGCGCTCGTCACCCTCACCAACGAGAAAAATAGACCGCAGCAGCTGGTCACCACCCAGGCTTAAAACCTGGCTCCACAGCAGGTTGGTGTTAATCCTGACCCCGCCGTAGTCAATGCCATCGATCCGTTCGCGGTGTGCAAACACCAGCGGCACCACGCTGCCCATCTCAACCACGTTCTGCAGCTGGTCAAAACCAGCCTTCGGTGCGTAGCGACCGCTAGAGACAATGCTCTGACCATCGACGGTGGCACGCTGCAGGCGCGCTTGGCCCCGCTGCTGCGTCTTGGGTTTTGGCGTTAGCAGTGCACTGGCCGCCACCAGAGCAATGCCAATCACCAGCTGAATCACTGCAATGGTGACCGGATCCAGCGCGGTAGGCATGCCCGGCTGAATCTTGCTCTCAAGCCGGCACTTACGGACAAACTCGCGGTACTCCGCAATGCTCATCCCGGACAGGGCAATGATCTCCTTATCGCAGGGCAGCAGAACAATCCGCGAGCCGTCATTAGGGCTGAGCATCAGGCGAAGGAAATGGAGCCGGTAGAAGGGAGCGCACCGACGATGCGCTGGTTTAGCGATCGCCTAGGCACGTTCTCGCTAATGGAGTCCAAGGGGCTGCCCAGACGCAGGCTGATGCGGCTGTTGTCGTGCTCAAAGCCATTGACGGCATAGACCTCCTCGAGCCGCTGTTGCGTCTCCTCGAGGGTCACAGGGTTTAACCAGACCGTCTTGATACGGACCACGAAATAGCCATTGGCTGCGGTCTGGAATAGCTGCAGGCCTAGCTGATTAACGCCGAATACCAACGACGCCTGGATGTTTGCAGCCTGGGCATCTACGGCAGCGCCGCTAAACCCAAACGCCGCATAGATGTAATCGAGGTTGTCGTAGGTGCGCGTTTCGCCCGCATGGAAGTTCTGAAAATTCAGGTTCGTTGGATTCCCGCGCGGGGGCTCAAACGAGATGTAAGTACCGACGGCTATCATAATCGCAAGCCTCCACTACCTGAATGCCTGATAGAAGGGCTGGACGAATCTGTACGCAGCACGGAGAGGTTGGCACTCGCTTGCACGCGGCCTGGATAAACGCCAGGCGACGCTGCTTTAATCGTAATCACGATTCCTTTAAGTCCTATGGGGGGAGAGGGATCACGATGTATCCCGCCTGGGCGGAATACAAAAAATTTGCGGCAGACATTCGCGCAGAGATTGGAGACCCGCCAAGCGACACTCACCAACTTGATCGCATTAATACTGATGGAAACTACGAGCCAGGCAATCTTCGCTGGGTGACCGCAAAAGAGAACACGAGGAATCGCAGAAACAACACTTTGCTGACCCATGAAGGGCGCACTCAATGCGTTTCGGCTTGGGCCGAAGAAATGGGATGGGGTCGCCATGTAATCCTGAACCGCATCAAGCTCGGCTGGACAACAGAAGAAATTTTGACGACGCCTAAAGGCGCTAAGGCCGGAGGCTGGGAGCGGAGACGCGCTCATCAGACGCCTACCCCAGCCCTAACGCCTGGCTTGTTTTTGAGATCGCGATACACCTGAGCACGTGCCTGTTTCGCTGCACGCTGGCCGATGGCCTCAGCCTCATTACGGCTGACGACATCAATACCGCCAACGCTGAAGGACTCAAAGCGGATCATCTCGCTGCCCTCTGCCTGCATTGCAGCCGCCTGCTTCTCAGCGCTGTTGTTCTGATAAACGGTGGTGCTACCGGCGATCGCCTGGCCGTTCTCATCGAACGCATCAAGCGTGGCAGCCCGTGCAACCTGAGTGGCCAGCGTCTTGCTGTTTTCCTCAAACGGGCTAACGACAGTCGGCGTCAGGGGTCGGATCAGCTCGGGGCCGTTCTCACCAACCAGGCTCGGGCGACCTGCCGGTGCAATGCCGCCCTCACTGAAGCCAGGGATGCCAGCAGCAGTACCAAGACCGCTAACGCCGGATTTAATCAGCGTGGTCCCGATAGTGCGAAGTGTGTTCGCGAGGATCTTCTGCAGATCCTTGCCGCCTTCCACCGCATCAACGATCGCGTCAGTGATGCCATCACGGATGGTGCCGCCAATTGACTCATAGAGCTGCTTGAGCTTTGCCTGCTGCTCTTGCAGCTGCTTCAGCTTCTCCAGTTCTTCATCACGCAGTTCCAGCTTGGACCGCAACGCAGCGATTTCTTCTTGGGTGAACTTGACGCCGTTCTCCTTGGCCTGATCGATCAGCCCCTGCAACTCGAGCTCGCGCTTCTGCTCTGCTGTGATCGCACGGCCTGCGGCGATCTGAGCATCAATGCCTTTGATCGCATCGTCATAGGTCTGGCGCTTCAACTGCTCGTAGTCCTCAGCGATCTTGTAGGCCGCACGGTCGTATTCCAGCTGCGCCAGTTTCCGGGCTACGACCTTGCTGGCTTCGGTCTGGTTTGACCGCTCGATCTCGCCCAGCTTCAGGTTGAGCTTGTTGAGCTCTTTCATGGTGTCGAGCTCTACGAGCCGCTCACCATTGCCGGCCTCCAGTGCCTGCCGGCGTTGCCTTTCAATCTCAAACAGGTTCTGCTGAACGGTCAGCTCCTGACTCAGCTGCGCGACGTTGTCCGCAGGGCCCTTACTGCTGCTGCCCTTGCCCTTGCCTTTGCCTTTGCCTTTGCCCTCATAACGCTCAGTACCAATCGGCTTGCCTGTGGGACCAGTTGCGCCGAGCTCCGCTGCCAGATCCGGCGCGTCAGTCTTAAACGCCTCAATGCCAGCAGCCAGACCACCAGCCACGGCGCTGCCCAGGCGTACACCAGCTTTCTCAAGTAATGGGGCTAACGGGCCAAAAATGCTGAGCACCGCCCTGACCGCAATAGCGGCCACCTTTGGCAGGTACTGCATTGCCTTTGCCCAGGCCTTTTGAAAGAAATTAACGATCTTGTTCCAGGCGGTAACCAGGAAGCCGAAGTTCTGAATGATGAAGTTCTTGGTTGCAGTCCAGATCTCCGCAATCTTGGTTGTGGTGCTATTCCACGCTTCAGCCAAAAACGTCGTAACCCGCGTCCATACATCCGCGATCTTTTGAGTGTTACCACTCCATGCAGCAGCGATGCCGTTAGCACCATTAATGAACTCGTCATAAAACGCCGCAATGGCACGGCCTGAGCGCTGAGCGAAATCAACGAAGAAATTGACGAGATTCCTGAACGGCTCAAAGTTGTCGTAGGCCGCCTTCAATGCAGCGCCTAACGCGACGATCGCGCCGACTACCAGGATCACCTTGGCGGCGGCTAGCGCAAACGCAGCGATCGCAGCGCCACCGATTGCCTTAATCGCAATCACAGCAGCGCCAACTGCCGGCGCTATCACCAAGAAAGCTGCGCCTAATGCGGTAACAGCTGACAGGAAAACCTTGACTGGGCCCGGCAACCCATTGACCACGTTCAACAAAGCAGTCAGACCCTTAACAACAGGAGTCAGTACCGGCAGCAGGTTTTGACCAAACGCGCGAGATAAATCCTCAACTGCATTGCTGAAGTCCTTAAATCGCTGGTTTGGCGAGTTAGCCAGCAGCTCTTTCAACGCATCGCCGCCCTCAGCCTCAATGGACTTGAGCGCGTTGATCACAACGTCGGCAGTGATCTTGCCATCGCTAGCTAGCTTCTTGAGGTCGCCCGCGGCAATGTTGGTCTCCTTGCTAATAGCCACCAGCAGGCCAGGAACCTGCTCTGCGATCGATCGGAATTCATCACCCTGCAAGCGACCGGAGCCCAGGGCCTGTGCCAACTGCGTGAACGCCGCGCTGGCCTCCTGTGCAGTAGCGCCAGACAATCGCGCGACAGTCTGGAAACCAGCGAATGTGGTTTCAATGTCTGCCAGCTCAACACCAAGCGGCCTCAGTCGCGCATAGATATTGGATACGCCCTGCGCTGCCTCGATCTGGCTCAGGCCGAATTTCTTAGCGCTCTCGGCTACAAAGTTCTGGACCCGCTCAAGGTCGCCATATTCCGCCGTTAAAACCTTGATTCTTGCCTGCAGCTGCTCATAAGTCGCTGCCGTACGAACCGCACTAGCAACAGCAAAACCTGCACCCGCACCACTAATAACACCGCCAAGACTGGCAAATGATTTGGTCAGTCCTTTAGTGGCCCGATCCACCTTGCGCACAAACTTCAGGCCCGCAGCAGTGGCATTACGAAACGCTTTTTCTGCTGCAGGCCCGATTCCCTTGAACGCCTGGGGGATCTTATTTATTGACTTCTGCAGGGCTTCTGACGCCCGATCTACCTGCTTAAACTTGGCAGTCAGCTTGTCTAGATCGCTTAGCGCTTTACCAAGCGCCAGCTTGATATCTATGCCGTACTGAGCTGCCACTTCCTAGCTGCGATACCTAAGGCTAGCGACGCCGCTTGGATGCCTTTTTAATGGCCTTCTCTTCCTCATCTCGTTTGAGTTGATAAAACAGAAACCACAAATCCAGCTCCTCTGGCGTCATCCGGTCATAGAGCTCATTTAATGGCATGCCGAGTTTCTCGGCTACAACCATGCAAGAGATCAACTCGCCGTCTTGCGCGAAGCTCGTGCGTACGCTTTTGGGTCTTCATCCTCGACCCCTTCGTCGTTCTCATTGTTGATCATCTCAAGCAGCAGCTTGTCGATCAGCTCAGACGGATATTCATTTTTAAGCTCAGCCGGTGAGCCAGGGTTCAGCAGCTTTTGGCCATTCTCATCGCGGGCTTTTTGACAAAGCAGGTAAAGGGCGTATTCGGTCGGATCATCGCTCTTGGCTTGCTTCTGCGCGCGCTGCCGCTCACCAATGGTCAATGGCGTCATATAAAACTCGATCTCAACGCCGTTGTGCTCAACGACCTTTTTCTGCACCGCCATGGATGCGGCCTTTTTGAGCTGCTCTAGGAACTTTGACATCTTTAGCTAGTTGTGACCCGATCGAATTGTACGCAGAAAAGGGGTGAAGCAAAGCCCCACCCCTCAACTGGCCGGGGGTCACTCCGGCCCTTAAATCGTAAAGACGCTCAGCTAAGACCAAACATGCTGGTCATCTTGCGGACGCTGAAGCTCAGCTCCGCAGAAGTTGGATCGTCAGGATTTACCGAAAAGGACATCCCGGTAATGCTGATGTCAGCTTCTACATAGAGGCTGTCATCATCCTGCAGCTCACCACCTTCGTAGTTAGCGCAAACGTACAGCTTCACTTTGGCGCCACTCTGGTTTTTCAGAATGGAGCTAGACAACAGGCGGTTGCCGATGTTGGTCTGATCGCAAGTGAAGTAGACGGTCATTGTCCCCGTGGCCGTCGCATAACCCGCTTGGGTTTTACGGAACTCAGCCAGGGTGTCGCAACTAGCGGTGGTTTCACCATCCTCAGCACAAGGCAGAGTTGTCACGTCGAGCTCATCGCGTTGCACGTCGATTGAAAAATCACGCACACCGCAGACTGACTGGTACTCACTCAACGCAATGTTGATGTGAGCAGGCAGATTGCTATCGGTGAAGGTTGACGAAACGCTAGTAACTGCAATCTCGAAACCGGTGGTGTCACCGATGTCAGCATCTGCAGCACTCAGGGTGTTTGATGCCGCATAACCGGAACCACCGTTAGTGATGGTCACTGTGGTAACGGCATTAGAAGCAACAACGATGGTTGCTGTGGCGCCTGTGCCATCGCCACCGGTCAAAGCGACGTTTTCGTAGGTGCCATCAGTACCGCCGCTACCGGCAGTAATGGCGCCCATTCCGCCAGTGGTGAGAACGCCAGCGGTTTCTTCACCGCCGTCATCATTCATCTCAATGGCATCACCGCCACGAGTGGTGGATAACGAAATCCAGGGAACCCCCTGCATATCGTTTCCAGAGGCGTCTTCATCGCCAGCCGCACCTACGCCTTTGGCAACAACAAAGAAGTTGTCGCCTGCCGTAAATGCTGAGTCAAGCTCGCCGCCATCCTCTTCGGTGACGGTGACTTCATCGTTGACGATGAAAGCAGTGCCGCAAGGTACGTAGATCCGGGTATCAGTCCAGGGACTGAAATCCCGAACGCAAGCGCTTGTACCTGGCGGGATGAATTGAATGGTGCCCTCCTGACCGGTGAGCACCTGATCGCTACATAGCGCGGTCATTCAGACCTCCATAGGTGGTTTGGGTTCGCTTCTTCCGTTAGAGCGGACGGAATTAGCAACAGGCGCCGCCTGTAGTTACCTAAAGCGTAGCGATCGCGAATTTGTCAGTTCCCGCCGCTGGTTTCACCCCTTGGTGTGCCCATTGGCATTGGATCTGGTTTGCCATCAGAAATGGCAACTGCACGGTGGTAATACTTCGAATCCGTGCAGCCGATCGCCTCGAGGCAATCTTTGATTCGGCGCCAGTTCTCCTGCTCCTGAAAATCCATCAGCTCGCCTCCTCGATCACTTGTTGCGCTTGGCGGGCATTGGCTGCCTTGAGCTGATTGATATGTGAATCGACTAGGTGAAAGCTGCTGACGATGCAGCAGGACTTAAAGCCGTCCTCTTCCAGACAACAGCGAATGCAGCCGTCATCCAGAACGTGAGTTGTGAATGCCATGCGCCAGGCTACCTACGATAAAAACACTTAAGTAGCTGGGTTATGGCGGCTAAGAAGAAAATGACTAAATCAGCCAAGATCAAGCGGCTGAAGCGCCAGAAAAATAGCCTTTATCGCAATATCAACCTGGCCAAGCTCGGCGCAGGCAAGAAGAAGAAGAAAGGCGAGAAGTCCTCACGGCCCAAGGATTCTGATTTCAAGGCTGCAGCCAAGACAGCCAAGAAGAAGCCCATGAAGAAGCGGACCAAGAAGCGCACCACCAAGAAGAAGTAAATCCCCCTCAGCCCTCCCCGAGGGGGTCGCTCGACGACAGGGTGTGGCCCCAATCGGAAGGTAGCCACGTCAGCCAGAATTGGCTCAGTTAGCTAGTTGCGGTGGAAAGTCCCGAACGCTGGCATATCCGCAATGTTCTCCGCGTTGCTGCCGATGTTGATCGCATTGGCAATCGCGCTGAGCGGATCTTGCGCCAAGCCGCCTACTCTGCGGCGCGTCAGCTCTCACTGGGGACGGGCCCCGCGACGCGACAGGCCCTTGAGGCGCAGCTAGCTCAGATCTTTCTGATCCTGCAAGAAGCAGGCACTGATTCATATAACCAGTTCATTGATGACCTAGCGAAGCGTGTCAGCCCGTGGTCTAGGCAGAGCAGCGCCGAGATCCGGGCGACCATCTCCCAGGCGGTAGACGATGGAATCATCAGCCAAGAGATTGGTCGTACCGGGGCAGCTGCCGGTATTACTACCAGCGGCATTCAGCAGTCGATTGTCCTCTCCCAGGCGGCACTACAAACGACCGCGACGATGGGGCCGCTACAGCTAGCCGTCGTTGGTGGCAGCAAACAGCCGTACAGCATCGGACGTGAGTTTGCGCGCGCTTTTATCGAGCCTGACGGCAGCACCACGCAACAGGCATTTGAGAAGGCCGTCCGCAGCATGCAGGACAAATTCGATCAGGCGGTCAAAGCCGCAGTGATCAATGGTCAGACCAATACCGAGCTCGTTAATGAGCTGCTGGGAGAAGGCCGCGGCATTACCGGCACCCTGGCCCCAAACCTGCGACAGGTAAACACTGCAGCCAGGACCGGAGCCAACTCAGTAGCCAACGCGATCCAGAACGTCCAGCTGCAGGACAACGAGATCATTGAATACGTGCGATATACCGCGACGCTCGACAATCGGACCTCACCGATCTGCCGCAGCCTTGACGGCAAGGTCTATGAGAAAGGCGATTCGCCGAACCCGCCGCTGCACTGGAACTGCCGCAGCACATTGCTAGCTCATGTTCCCGGACGCGAGCGCGGCAGCCGATCAATGACGATGGCTGTTGTTGAGGATGACGGCAAGGTCAGATACCGCGGCGCCTATGGCCCGCAGGATGGTTTCACTGAGCAGCAGAAACGCTTGCTCGAGCTAAATAAAAGCGGCAACCCGCCTGACTACAACACCTGGCTAAAGGCACAGCCGGAAGCAGCGCAGCAAGACATCCTTGGCAAGAAAGGCGCTGAGCGATTCAGCAGATCTGGCAGTTTGACCCGCAGCGCCACACCGTCCACCAAAAAGCAGTTGGCCACCCTGCCCAAGCCAGTGCCCGCCAGCAAGCAGCGCCAACCAAGGGTCTAATAAACCTCGTAGGCCGTGAGCGTGGCGGTCAAAACGTGGGTGAAGTAGTCCACGTCTACAGCGGGGCCAGCATTCCGCGGGCCGTTCAGGTCAGTCACCTTGACCACGCGGTTTAACGGTGTGGTGCCATTGCATTGCCGGCGGGACCACGGCTGGAGACCCTCGCGAAGGCGCATCATGTCGAGCAACCCAGGCCTGGTGCCCAGGTTGACCGGCGTATAGGACCAGACCGTTAAAACACCGTCAATCTCACGGTGTGAGCCATCAACGCAGGGGATGCGTTTGTCTTCTGGCGCTCCCCATGCAATGGACATCCGTAGGCCACCGCCCGTAGGGATTGTTGACTCGACGTTGTCGTAGAGCATCCGCCGGGGCAGTCCCTGGTCATCCCAATCGGCGCTGTTCGGCGTGGTGGTGGTTTCCCTCAGTGCCTTGTAGACACGGCCATTGGATTCAACGTATTCGCCCGCCTCATAGGTCGCCCCAACAATGTGAGCGTTAGGCAGAAAGATGTTGGTGATCCCGCTCTCGAGAACACCGCGGATGGCTTCGGGGTCAAAGAGATTTGGATCCATTTATTTGAACCCCAGCTGTCGGTAAGCCTGGGTCAGGTATTTTCCGTTCTCTACATTCTGAGCAATCCGCGTGAACCAGTCGGCAGATACCTTTTTGCTCCAGCCTTGAAGGGATAGGCGCTGCGCATAGGGCAGGTTGTTCAGAATCCGCTGATCCTCCTTGCCATTCACTTGCTGAGGTGTGGTTTTAGGCGGCGCGGGGTAGCTGTCCTGACCTTCAGCTGGCATGGCGTTGCTATCGGCGCCCTTTCCCTCAACGCGGATCCAGCCGAGACGGAAGCGCCCGGTATCCACCGGCGAGCCATCTTTTAGGTCGTTATCGATATTGGCAACCGCAATAGATATCCCAGCAGCGAGGTTTGCCTCGAGGTCTTTGCGCAAGCGCTCAGCAGGTGATCCTTTTGGCATTAGAGCTGGTAATCGAAGCAGGTGTACTGCTCATCATCGAGATAACGAGCGCCCTTACGGCCAAGGGTCGGCACGCCTTCAGGTTCGCCGATCACGGTGTAACCGATCTCTTCTAGGTAGGAGAGGGTGACGCTGCTGATGATTCGCCGCGCGCCTGGTGATGCACCGCCCACCATCAACTCATCGCTTAAACCGCGGTAGTCAATGCCGTCTACCGTGCGCCGTGCACGCTCCCAGTGGACCCCTTGCGTGCCTGCAGCACCGACGTTTTCCAGTGGCACCCCTACCGCTGCGGAGAGGTTGGTGACGTTCTGATAGGCCGCCAGGGATAGGTCATAGGCGGTGCCATCAAGCAGCCAGTCAGGATCCTCAGCGTTTACGTTGCCACCAATCGGCGGGTCAAACTGCCAGCGGCCAACACCTAGCCCGTGGCAGATCTCGTGCTTCATCACAACGACTAGGTCGTCTTCATTCCATGCACCGCCAGCGGTACTAAGGCGGGTGTGATTAACGACAATGATGCAGCGCCGCCCAACCATGCGGATATCGTCTGCGTCACCCTGCGGGATGAAGTCGTCTTGGTCCTGGCCGCAGCCAGCAAGGCCTGCATCAACCCAGCGCAGCTCGGTTACCTCGAGCCCAGCAAAGTCAGCGTCCACGGCCTGGGCTGCCTCGAGCATCTCACCGTCCACCACTACCAGACGATTCCAGTCAGCAACAGCGCGGTTAAAGGCGTTCTGAACTAGCTCTTCTGCGCCATCAGCAATATCAAGCCCATCAGGGTTGGTGAAATTGAGTGCAGTGTTCTCAGCCACACTGTTGACTTGATCGTCACCAGGGCCGGGATCAGGATCAGGCTGTGGCGTGCAGGTTGCAGTTTCTACCTTGCGCAGCCGGTCACCGGTAGCGCGCACCTTCAGCAGCAGCAGCGCCTGCGTGGTGAATCCAAAGGCACGGCCATCGACATAGATGGTGCCGCTCGCCATTTCTTGAGCTGTTTCTTGATCGCCCTGTACTAGCTGCGACTCGAAATAGACATTTGTTGATATTGGCGCAGGCTGCGTGAGCGTCGCATTGCCTGTGGCGGGATCGTATGTATTAACGCTGTTCAGGAAGAACCTGGCAGGTGTGCCAAAAAGCCCGAGCAATAGCGGGGGCAAAGGCATGATCGGGGAATTCAGGATCCCCGCGCCGGTGTCTACAAACTCATTTTCGATCACAGCATATCTACACCCCTGGAATTCCACGCTTTCAACTGAGTCAACTGATATAGCCACAACCAGCTAGCCCCTGGTAAAATGGGATGTCGGGCAGTTGACGGACTCCCGACGCGATAAAGCACTACTGATGCTCTATGTCAAACATTCTAGATCTGACTGGCCAGAGGTTCAGCCAGCTGCTGGTATTAGGCCAGAGCCCTACTACCCGGAGAGGGGTTTATTGGCTCTGCCGTTGTGACTGCGGCAACTGGAAACAAGTAATCAGTAACAGCCTGCGCACGGGCAATACAGGCAGCTGCGGCTGCGCTCATCGGGCGATGGTTGGGGATATGTTCCGCAAGCATGGTGATCACGGCTCACGGCTGTATTACGCATGGCGGGGCCTCAGAAATAGAGCTGCCGGGCGATCGCATCCTGAGTATTACTTGGCCCGCGGGATCGGCTGCTGTGAGCGCTGGGAGTCCTACGAAAACTTCGCGGCTGATATGGGCCCTCACCCTGGCGATGGCTTCTCTCTGGACCG